TTATGAATAGACATTGTGAGAACTCCAAAAAGTACCCCATGTATTTTTTACAAAATACACGGGGGAATTAATTAAGAACCAGTAACAGGAGACAAAGAAAGATCAACCGATTGACGTGCAATAGATTGGGCGGCAAAGATAGCAGCCGAACCGCTCATAACAGGCTCGGGCAACATTTCAGTAACAAGCATTTTTGTTTCATTGTCAAAGTCACCAACAAAATGCAATTCAAAATCGTCAGGATGCAAAGCAAAGACAGATTCAGAATCGACAAAAGCATCGATAAAAGAACGACGCGCAACGTCATCATTAGCAAACGACATGGGTGCACCAAATTGTTTAGCAGCACGGTCGAGAACAGAGTAAAGACGGATTTTCATTAGATTTTCCTTTTGAGGGTTGAAGTTTTAGCCTTGAGAACCGCATCAGCGTCGGCCATTCGCTGCGGGGTGTAATCAGAACGATGTTCATAAGCAAATTCAGAACCACGATCAACCATATCAATATGCCAATCAGGATTAAGTTTTTTTAACTTACGGACATAAGCGCTTGGTAAAGGTTTACGAACGCCATTGATAATAGTAGAGCCCAAGCGGAAATAATCACCAGAATAAGTGTCAAGATGGTCGCCTCCAATCATGGGTTTTAAGGACATTATTGAGAAAGGGGGTTTAATTTTTGTGAGCTCGCCAGTCTCTTCGTTGAGATACTTGTAGATTTCCTTGCCACGCTGTCCGGTTTGTTTTTTGACAGAGTATCGGGCGACATAACCCATTGTGCCCTCAGTTGCTGGACTGTAGAGATGATGCCCTTTAGTCCAAATACGACCAAGAAAACTAGACACATAAAGTTTATCGCCAACAGAACCAAGAGAGTGGAGCTTACCATCAGAAGGTTCCCATCCATAGATGATTGCATGATAGTGAGCACGACGAGTAGTATCTCCATACTCGCCAACCCCATAGTAACGAATTTTAATCGGATTAATGGCTTTACGCAGCCGCTTGATAAAGAGTTGAAGATCTCGAGTCGAAAGAGAGCCATCAGGGGGGAGGTTTTGGTCGTCATAAGTCAGAGTCAGAAAGATTTTCGAATCATGTTGTTTACCCTCGTGAATTAAGCGAGTCTGCCATTCAGAGGAACGATTTAGCCTACAAGATAGGCATTGACGGCAGGGAATTTTGATTTCCCTTGAATCCCCATGGCGAGCCATGGGGTGGAAAACGAGTCCCCCACCTTCCGCAAGATATGCGGAAAGAGGAGAAGTACATTTCATAGACGCCAACCACCACGCATAGGGTTAATCACATTCAGCATAGGTGTACGCTGGGCATTGTGACGGAACGCAGAAGCGGATGAGTGTTTAGAGACAGGTTTTCGTTTAACTTGCATGGTTTTCTCCTTAGTAACGGTGACGGTGTCACCTAGCGTAGTTAACATCAAGTATAGTAACTACGCAGCCCCTACAGAAGTAGGGTTTTCACCAAGAGCCGGCGGCTCTTGAAGTGATGGTTTAGACTTAATTCCAAGCTCTTGCAGCTTGGAGGTCATAGCAGGATCGTCGATCGCTGCAATCAGATTTGCGGGGTCATTTTTGAAAAAAGACCGCACATCGGCATCAAGCTCATTAAAAGCGCCTTTAGCGCGATTAATTTTATCGAGCATAGTCCGATAGTCATCCACATTAGAAAAGTCGCCAGAAAGCGCCTCAGATGAAGTTTGTGGGGCAATACCAGTACGTACCCAAACATCAACAATACGATTAATGTCGGTATCCCCCGACATCTCTTGTGAAGCCAAAGAAGGGTCTAAACAAGTTAGAGCCGAAGAATCAGAATTAGCTTTAGCCAAATCAGGCTGAAAAGCAATCAAAGCAGAACGAAATTGCATGGAATCCTCATTTCACAAATGGAATAAATTTAAGCGCATTATGCAGCGCTTGACCAATAACAGCAGAATCCTCGGAACCAAGAACAGCAGGGACATCTCGCTTGTTTTTAATAATAAGATCAGCAGAATCAAGTTGATTCTTAACTTGTTGACCAACATTTTCAGAAACAGTACGAGTTTCAATAGCCTTTTGCACAGCAGTTTGTGCCTCAGTCAAATATCGTTGAGCCTGAGCAACTGTAGTTTGTTTATCAACAAGAGCTTGTTGTAACTTAGACAGTTTAGTCTCCTCAATAGACTTTAACGTATCGACCTTAGTCCGAGCAGTCATAGCAGAAGTAGCTCCAGTTTCAGCTACCACCTGCTCAGGACGTTTAGTCTCAGTAACAGTTTTAGCAGAAGTAAGAGCAGCATCGGCATTCATGGCAGCCGAATGAGACTGCATTTGAGCAATCTCAGGCGACAACTTAGCATCAATAGCACCAGCAGTAGAAGTATTCAAAACAGCACGAGAATTGACATCCTTAGCCGAAGAATAAGCACCAGCAGCAAGCGACAATGAGGGTTGAATATTAGGAGTTGAAAATTGAGCCATAGCAGCAGGACTGCCATAAGCAAGCATAGGATTAATACCAGCATTAGCCAAATCCTGAGCACCACGAGAATAAATAGACGAAGCCTGCGAAGCAGAAAACGCATTATTCTGATTAGCAATAGACATAGCAGTGTTATTGTTCATAACAGAACCAGCTAAAGTAGCACCAGCAGCAAGAGCAGAGCCAGAAATAGAATCAGCGACACCGCTAAGAGCAGTGCCAAGACCCATATCAGAACCACCAGTAACCACATCGGCAAGAGTTCCAAGTGCATCAAAAAATCCCATATTTTTAACTCCGAATGTAGGGAAGAGATTGGACGAAAGCGATCAAAACCGCTAACAATCCAATCAACATAACGAGATAACGAAACCAAGACATTAGAAATGATCGATTAAGCCAGGGACAGAATACATCGGCATGGGTCGCACGCTCATCAAATTAAACTGAAAATCAGCCAAGAAATTAGGAGCAGTAGACGAAGCCAAAATACGAGACATAGGCACGTTTTCTTGAATAAACGTACTGTTCAAAGTAGGCAAAGATGCAAACTTTTGCGACAAATGCCAAGAATCCAAAGGAGTAGGAGCAGTAGAACGGAAACTACCAGAAATGCGAGAAGGCTTATAACGATATTCAGCCCAGCGCTCTTGATAACCAAATGTCAAAGCATCATTCGCCGAACCATCAGAATAAATTTCCTGATTCAAAATAGTTTGTTCACCAAGCGTAGCAAACACAGGCAAATAATAATCATAACGAGTCTTACGAGACCAAAAGCGCTCAATACCTTGTTGATAAGTCAGATCAGCACGAACACGAGCAATACCAATAATAAAACCATGTTCTGTTGCGGAATACGTAAAATTATGGCCATTAGCAACGACAGTACCAATGGCACTAAGTGTAGCAATAGGAGTACCAGTAGTGCCGGTGGCACTAGTTTGCGCAACAGGAGATAAAGAAACCGCACTTGTACCACCCCCAATGTATTCAGGACGTTGCAAACGGAAGTCAGGGGGCATCACACCAAAATGAGAACGCAAAATCTCGGTATAGCGAGTACCACCACGAGCATCACGCTCAAGAAGTTTTTGAGTCTGAAAAGCAGTACGAAGCGCATTAACAGTAATAGCTGAAGCACTAGACAAATCGGCATACAACAAATTAGAAGCAGTACCAGTAGTACCAGAAACATAGACGTTAGAAGTACCAGCATCCTGCATCAGTTTTTGATATTGACCAGCAACAGTAGGACTTAAAACAGTAGCAGCATTAGTAGAATTACCAAGAGAGGTAGCTTTAATAGGTGCAGAAGTGCCCAAAGGCAAAGTAACAGGATTACCCTTTTGAGGCCAAGGCAGAGCAGAAGTGAAATAATCATGCCGCTTACCAGCAGTCAACACGTTGTAATTGGCTACAACATCAGGACCATCGTCCGTCTGTACAGTGACCGAGTTGACAAAATTTTCATCTCGGTACCATTGATTGAAGATCAAGTTATAAGCACGAAACGGCAAAGCAGAAACAGAAATTGAATTACCAGCAGCCACGTTGTTAACAGGCAAGCCGAAATAATCAAACAAAGAACCAGTAGTCATACTCGCAGCAGGAATAGACAACTGAGGAACAGTATAAGAAGTGGAATCCCCCGGATTCGCTTGTTCACCGTTAAATTGTTGCCAATGAGTCCACAACAAACGAGCGGGAACAAAAAAGAAATGAGTGTCCAAATACAAATTATCCATAAGAGGAAAAATAGGAGTAGACATACGACAGAAACCAGTCATCTCGCAAGAGTGCTGGTCGCCTGGAAGAACCTCATCAACAAAGATAGGCACAAGTTGAGAAGCATTGAAAGTTGTTTTATGCGTGTGTTGACGCAAGAACTTAGAACGCGGAATATCGGCACGCGGAATCATACTAAAAGCATGGGCGGCCACATTGGTGTTATGAATAG